TATATGAATACTAATTTAATAACTATATTTATATATGATAATATTATATGTTGTGCTCATGCTCATTACATTCGCGCTTATTCGCACACTATATGAATACTAATTTAATAACTATATTTATATATGATAATATTATATGTTGTGCTCATGCTCATTACATTCGCGCTTATTCGCACACTATATGAATACTAATTTAATAACTATATTTATATATGAATACTTATAATATGAATACTAATTAGATAACTATATATGAGATAACTATATGAATACTTACTATATGAATACTAATTAGATAACTATATATGTGATAACTATATAGTTAATAAATTTGATAATATGAATATAGAATGAAAAAATATTGATGATTTTATAATAATTTATTAAAAAATTTATATAAAAATAAAATTAATATTTATTAATAGATAATAATTTTATTTAAAATGGCTGGAGGTTTATTACAATTAATTACAATAGGTGAACAAGATAAAATATTTTTTGATAATCCACAATTATCATTTTTTAAAATAGTATATAAAAGAACTACTAATTTTAGTTTAGATTCTGTTAAACAAATTATTAATCTTAAATTTGATCAAAATAATATTATTAAAATATCAAAAGTTGGTGATCTTCTTAAAAATATTACAATTAAAATAGATATACCAAATATATCATGTTATTATACAAAAACTATAGATGATAATATTAATACTTTATTAGATGATAATACTTTTTATTTTACAGATAAAGTTTATTATTATAATAAATTTTTATATAATATTATATCATCTTATATTAATTATATATCAAATTTATTTAATAAATTAAATAATAATTATAATGAATCAATAAAAGATGATTTTATACCATTTAATGATTATATAGTATATATTAATAATAATTATGAATTAGATATTATATATCCTACATTATCATTTGGTAATATATTAAAGATTAAACCTTATTATTCTAATAAAAAATATTATATTAATCGTAATAATTCTTCGTTTATTAATCAAAGAAATATATTTAATTCTAATTTATTGAAATCAAAAGATTTATCATTAGATAATAATGTTAAAATTATTACATTTAAAAATAATATATATAATATAATAAATGAATATTATAAAAATTTAGATAAAGTGTCATTTGAGAATAGTATATTACAAATACCTGAATTAAATAATTTAAATACTGAAATAATGAATAATATTATAAATATTTCAATTAAAGATTCAATTATTGCATTACCTATTAATATATTATTAGATAAAATTGATTTATATTATAATAAAAAGATTACTAATCAATATGATTTATTTAATAGATTAATTATATATCTTAATGTTAATATTATTAGTAATGATGAAATATATGTAATAGATCAAATAACAAATTTTAAAACAAATAATTCACTAAATGATAATATGATAGATAGTATAGATTTTTATGAACCACCAACTAGATATTTATTTGAAATAAATTTAGATAATTATATATCAATTAATAAAACAGAATTAGGTTTAGAATTAAATATAAATAATAATATGAATTTAAATAATAATCATTATTTAATATTTGAAAAAAAGAAAGATATATCAGATAATGAATATTATTTATATACAATAAATGTAACAAATATAGAAAATAATTTTTCATTACAAAATATATCTATATTGAGTGATAAATTAAATAATTATAATATTGATAATCTAATTAATAAAATAAATAATAATACAAATACATTTTATAATAAATTATATGTTTTTTTTAATCAAACAAATTATTCTAAAAAATCAAAACAAGTATTTAAAATACCTTATAAATGGTATCAATTTAATAAAGTTTATGAACTTATTAGTTTTCATTCTGTTATTAATAATAATAATAATAAACAATTTTTTAAAGATTATATTAATGCTTATATTATTATTAAATTTAATCCTAATAATTCTTATGATATTATTACAGATGATGTTATTGGTACTATTATATTTATTTACAATAATGTTAATTCTTTATTAAATAATATTAATCTTAATATTAATATGAATACAAATTTATCATTTAATGATAAATATAATATTCTAAGAAAAAATCCATTATTTACTGCTCAAGTACTATCTTATCAAAATCTTAATAATAATACATATAAATTAAATTTATATTTAGGTACTGATTTTTTATATGATTCTAATGATAATCCTAATAGTAATTTTTATATTCTTAATAATTCTATTATTCCTATTTCTAAAATTAAATATATTAAAAATACTGATGTTGATGATAAATATAAACATTTTGATGTTGTTAATCTTGTTAATTTTGTTTATAATATCTTTTCAAATGTAAATTATACTAATAGACAATTAAACAATCTTGTTTATAATAATTTATCTACTGTTTTATCTGAAAATTTATCATATATTAATAATTTAATGAATTTTATATTTAATTCTGTTGTCTCTATTAGATCTACTATTACTTATAATAATATTAGTAAAGTTTTTAAATCAATAAATCAAGATTATGATATTAATTCAAATCTATTATCTTATTTTAATAATATTTTAATTGGTACACAAGTTAATGGTAAAAATAACTATGCTAATTCTATTTTATATGATTTTAATAATATTTTATATAATTATCAAATTAGTATTTCTAATAGTTTTAAATCTATTCCTAGTAGTATTGATTCTAATTCTATTGATGTTGTTATTAAACGTAATGATTATATTAAAAATATTATTAAATCTCCTATTATTATGTTAGAAATTCCTAATGTTATTTTTGATATTAATACTAATATTGTTTTTTCTGGTAATGATATTTCTCAAAATGAATGGAATAAATTAAAATTTTCATTATGTACTTCTCCATTTACTGCTATTCCTATTACTATTCAAAAAATTTATAAATTATTTTTCACTGGTATTAAAAAAAATTATTATGAACAAATTAAAACTTTGACTTCTAAATATATTCTTAAAACTAGAAATGTCTCTAATTATAATGTTTCTCATTTTATTATTGATATTGAATTAAATAATATAGATTCAGTAATAATAACAGTATATACATCAATAGATATAACAGATACAGTAACTATTTTAAATCAAAAAATTTTAAATAATGAAAAAATAGAATTTTTAGTTTATGATACTAATTTATTATTATTAAATAAATTTGGTGTTTTAACATTAACTAATCCTATTGAAATTAAACAATCTCTATTTTTAGTCTGTAATGATAGTGATAATCAATTACAACCATTAAATTATATTCCTTTTATTAAATATATAAATAATATTCAAGTTGATAAAATTAAATTTATTAGTGATTTTTGGTATAGTTATTCTCCATTAGATTCTTATTTTAATACTTATGTCCCTCTTACTAATGATAATTATTTACATTATTTCTATTTACAAATGATTATGGATATTTGTCATTTAGTTGTTAGTGATATTAATAATAATTATATTAATAATCCTATGGTCCAATTTATTTCCTATTTTTATTATAAATTATATTATTATAATCATAAAGCTCTTCTTGATTTTCAAAATCAAATTATTAATGCAGATTCAGCTAATATTAAATCTAATACTTATTATTTTTATAATATTTTACCTTCTGCTCTTATTAATTCTTCTAATGAATTAATTGATATTGCTGAAAATCATTTAGAATATATTTATTATTTGAAATATACTAAAAATGATATTAATTATGTTCTAACTACTATTAATATTTTTGATTTTGTTTTTATTAATTATAATAATTTTACAAATTTTAATACAGATAATGGATCTACATTTATTGATATTAATTCATTAGATTTCTATGATAAAATTTATTATATATATTATTTAATGATACAATATGGTATCAAATATAATCTTATTTATAAATCTAATGAAGATTTCAGTTATTATGATATTAGACATTATTATAATATTAATACTGATACTAATACTGCTATTAGATTAAATAATACTACTATTGAAACTTCTTATTATTTTATTAATTTTTCACATATTACATTATTTAACAAACTCAAAGAAGCTATTTCTATTATATTAGTTGGTCCATATCAATTTTTATCATTAACTGAAGTTATTACTCAAATAAATAATTATAATACTAATAATGATAATAATAAAATATTATTTAAATCATTATTACAGATGTTATTACATTATTTATATATCATATTTAATTCTAAAAATCTCTTATTAAATAAAACTATTAATATTAATAATAATGATATTATATTAGATAACTATTATTTACTTAATATCATTGATTCTATTAATGATTCTTATGATTATAATGAAAAAGTTTCTGATATTGAAATTATTGATAATGTTTTATATGATAAAGTTTCTGATAGAATTTTTAATATTTATTGGAATAGTTTCACTTCTAATTCTATCTATAATTTATCTTATTATACTCCTTTTATTAAAGTTATTGATAGTAATTATAAATCATATATTACATTAATTACTGATATCTATAATATTAAATTCTCTGGTAAATATTCTTATGATAATATCATTAATATTGAAAGATTTTTTAATATTAATATTGATTCTATTATTAAAATGAATAATATTAGTTCTAATTGGTCTAATGATAATAATAGAAATTCTACATTTTATTTAAGAAAAATAGAAATAAATACAATACCAGAATATATTCAATATGAGACAATTAATATAACTGATAATATTACTAAATATGAAAATAATAAAAATATTCTTAAATTAAAAGATTTTTTAATACCTAATGATATTTATTATTCTGATAATAATTTTGGTTATTATATTATTTTAAATGAAGTTTTATCTAATTTTAATACTATACAACCTAATACACCTCTTACAACTGAAATTATTGAATTTAAAGATGAATATAATATTACTGATAAAAAAATATTTTGTGATTGTTATAATTTAACATTTTTTGATATATCATTAATAACTGATACATTTAAATATTATATTACTATTTTAAAAAATGAAATTAATATAAATAATATTTATACTATGTTAATGACTTATACTCTTTCTAATTCTATATTCTCTAAATATAAATCTATTTCTACTATTGTAGATATTTCTAATTATAATAGATATCTAACTAATGAATCTAATCAATTAAATCTATTATATAATACTATTAATAATACTGATTATAAGATTATTAATATATTTAATAAAAAATTAGTTATTTTTGATACATATATTGAAACTTATTTACAATCCTTCTTCGATATCTCTAAATTAAATTTATTTGATTCTAATATTAATAATATTATCTCTTATCAAAGAAAAAAACAATTATTAAAATATAATTATGTTAAAACTAGTGATAAAATTTTTGATATTATTAATAATATTAAATCTCTTAATTCTTCTCAAATTAATATTATTAAACAAATAGATCTTGATAGTAATATAATAAAACAATTTTTATTAAACAGAATAAATTTATATTGGATTAATAATGATATTAATTATTTGAATCCATATATTGATTCTAATTTTATGTTAATTAATGGAAAAAAATATTTTTATTTTATGAATGTTTTAATGAATGAAATTGAATATTATTCTATTAAAAATTTAACTTATGATTATATTAATGGTTCTATTGGTATTAATGATTTTATTTATACTAATTATATAACTGATAATATTAATAATACTGCTAAAATCTTTAGAAAAACTGATCTTCCTACTGGTTATTTTTTTAAATATTCTAATAATACTATTATTGATATTGATACTATATATAAAATTGATAATATATGGCTAGTTATTTATAATATCATTTCTAATCTTATGAGTATTAAATATTTTGATGATAATCTTATTAATTTATCTATTAATTTAAATCAATCTATTTTATATACTAATGAAATATTTTTAGATGATTATAATATATATAATTATAATAAATTATGTAAAATAACATTAATTGATAATTCTACTAAATTATTATTTATTGATAATATTTCTTATAAATCTAAACAAATTATTATTGATAAAGTTTATAATTCTAATATCATTATTTATAAATTATATATTAATAATATTGAATATAATCTTAATACTGATTATATTATTTCTTCTATTGATAATTTATATAAATTTACATTTAATAATAATTATATAGATGTTAGTGATTTTATTAATTATAGTAATATGAATATTAATATTAAATCATATGAATTGAACGAACAATCTTTTTTAATTACTAAAGTTAATAATTCAAATTATACTATTATTATTGGATTAGAATATTTCTCTTCTTTAATTATTTCTAAAGTATATATTAATAATATTTTATATTATCCTGATTCATATATTAAAGATCCATTAACAAATTATACTTTATTACAATTTAATCAATCTACATTTAATAATTTTACTATTAATACACAAATTAGAGTTGTATATAATAATTTATATAATAAAGATGTTAATATTATTGATATTAATAAATCTCTTTATTATTTTATTATTGATATTGAATATTATAATGGTTTAATTATTAAATTTCCTATTAATATTAATATTAGAAAAGCAGATAATAGTTTTTATACATTAATACAATTTGATTCTAATACATTTAATAATAATCTTAATTTAAATGATATTCTAAAAATTTTTACTAATTATCAAATTACATATACACAAAATATCACTAAAGTTAATAATATTAGATCTATTTTATCATTTAAAACTAATATACAATTAAATTTAAAACAAATTTCATTTGGTATTAATAATATTTTTTTAAATAATAATCTTAATATAATTATACATAATACTAATTATACTCTTAATGATATTTATAATATTATTGATTTAGATAATATCATTACATTGTTTAATAAATTAAAAAATATATATTCATTAATTAATACTATTTATGATAAATATGATTCATTATATTTAACTACTTTAGATAGAAATTTTACTATTAGTGATATTTTTTATAATATGATGAAAGATATTGTTACTACTAATATTAAAAATGATTTTGATGAAAATACATTAGGTAATTCTAAATCATCTCAATTTATTATAACACCATATAATATATTTGAACCTGATAATCTTGTCAAAGATAAATTAGATATTAAATATTTAAATAAATTAACATATATTAATGATATGGATACAGATAATGATTTATTATTATCTAATAGAAATATATTATTAGATACTTCATTTAATAAGATCATTTATAGAGATTTTTATCCTAAATTTAAATTTATATATTTCTTAGGTGATTTTATTATTAATAATATTAGTTGGTGGATTAATGCTTCTAAAATTGAAGAATTAAATAATTATTTTATTCATATTTTTAATCATTTACATTTAGATGATAATATAAATAAATTAAAAGCTAAATATAATTTAATAGGTCATACTTTTGATAATATTAATTTAACTACTTCTAAAAATGCTTTCTCATTATGGATTAATATACCTTTTTCATTTACACAACATAATGGTTTAGCTTTACCTATGATTGCTTTAACTCAAGATATTATATTACATATTAATTTATTATCCATTAATGATTTTATTATTAAAGATGATGATATTGAATTAAATTTTGATAATTCTATTAAATCTTCTTTATATTTAGATAATGTTTATTTAGATGTTGATGAAAGAAAATTATTTGGTATGAGTAGACATGAATATTTATTAAAATTACCTATTATACAAGATACTCTTAATATTAATAATAATTTAAAACAAGATATACCAATTATGATTAATTATCCTACTTCTGACTTATTCATATTTACACAAAATAATAATTCTATTTTAAATAAAGAATATTATAATTTCACTACTGATAAATATATCCCTTTCTTAGATACTTCTATTATTAATAATTTCTTTTTATTTGAAAAATATTATAATCTTTATAATGATGATAGATTTAAAAAATGGTATGAATATGCTAATAATTATTATAATTTAAATTATTTAACAAAAAATAATATATTAACAGGTAATATTTTTATTGATAAATCACAATTTTATACCAAATATAATAATAATAAATTATATACTCTTTTATTAAATCATCCTAATAAATTTGATAAATTAGTTAATGATCTTATGAATAATTTTAATTATGATATTGATAAAAATGTTCTATTAGATAATATTTCTTTAACTGTTAATAGTAAAAAAAGATTCGATTGTAATAAAGATATTTTATTAGATATATATAATTATCAATATTATAATCATAATATTAAAGGTTTATATACTTTTTCATTTGGTTTAAATACTAAAGAATTACAACCTTCTGGTTCTCTTAATTTCTGTTATCTTAATAAACCTTTTATTACTATCTCTACTAATCCTAATATCACAAATAATAATACTAATATTAATATTATTGGTAGAGTTTATAATATTCTTAGAGTTATGAGTGGTCAAGGTTCTCTTACTTATGAATAATTCAAATTATTTTAATTTAATGATAATATTATTATATTAAAATATTATTTATAAGTTAAATATACTTAATTATATTTGTTTAATGAAATATAATAGGCGAATAAGTCGAACGTAGTGAGATGAGCCTTAATTATATAGATATATTTGATAATATTTGTTTAATGATATTTATTTAAAAATATTTATTTAATTATATTTATTTGATGAATTATTGTAATATTGGCTCATCTCACTACGTTCGACTTATTCGCCTTAATTATTTAATTTAATGATATATGTTTGATAAATGAGTTAAATAGATATAAATAAAAATAAACTATAATAATAATATAATTAGATATATAATAATGAGTGGAGGATTAATACAATTAGTTGCATATGGTAAAGATAATCTCTTTTTAACAGAAGATCCACAAATTACATATTTTAAGATGGTTTATAAAAGACATACTAATTTTTCAATTGAATCGATACCACAATTTTTCAATACTAAACCTAATTTTGGTTCTAGAGTTACAGCCACTATTTCAAAAAATGGTGATTTAATTAATAAAATTTATTTAGTTGTTAATTTACCTGCATTACCTAAATTACAATATCCTGGAGTTTGTAGATGGGTTGATAATATTGGTTTTGCTTTAATTAAATCTGTTGAATTAGAAATTGGTGGTAAATTAATTGATAAACAATTTGGTGATTATATGTTTATTTGGAATGAAATTACTAAAACTGGTCATACTTCTGGTATGGATAAATTAATTGGTAATGTCCCTGAATTAATACAATTTTCTAATCAAAAAGATAGTTATGAGTTATATATTCCATTATATTTTTGGTTTTGTAGAAATACTAGTTATAGTCTTCCTTTAATTGCTTTAGATTATGCTGAAGTTAAAATTCATGTTGATTTCTCTAATATTGAAGATTGTTTAATTTTAGGACCTTCTCATTCTATATTAATTGATGATTCTGTTATTAATTTCGATCCTTATGAAATTTTAAAAGTTAATAATACTGATAATTATATACAATTTATTGATTTAGTTAATAATAATGATTATACTAATGAATTATTTTATTTAAAAACTGATTTTAATTATAATCTTAGTTCTGGTTCTAGTTTAACTGGTTTAAATACTGATTTCACTTATAATATTTCATCTAATGTTAATGAAAAATTATATTATAATAAAAATACTGTTTATAATCTTATTTTAAATTCTGTTATTACTTCTAGTTTTCTATTAGTTGATTATATTTATTTAGATAATGATGAAAGAATTAAATTTGCTAGAAGTGATCATGAATATTTAATTGATGTTTTACAATTTGATAATGATAAAACTTGTTTTAATTCTAATAATAAAATTAAATTAGGTTATTCTCATCCTGTTAAAGATATTATTATTAGATCTAATTTCGATTATATTACTACTAGTGGAGGTTATTGGAGAGATAAATTTAATTTTACTACTTCTCCTCTCAAATTAAAAGGTTTATCGTTATTAAAAGATTTAAAAATTTTATTAAATGGTGTTGAAAGAGAAATTACTTATCCTGAATATTTTTATAATCTTATACAATCTTATCAACATAATAATAATTTATTACCTAATGGTGTTTTTTATTATTCTTTTAGTTTAAATCCATTAGATATACAACCATCTGGTTCTTGTAATTTCTCAAAAATTGATGATATCACTATACAAATTTCATTAGATAGTTCAGTTTCATATAATAAAACTGCTAAAATAAGAATTTATGTCAAAAATTATAATATTTTTAGAATTATTAGTGGTATTCCTGGTTTAGCATTTGAAAACTAATTTTATATATTTAAAATTATTATATATATAAAATTATTTGATTTATTTAATTATTTAATTATTTAATAATTTATTTAATTTATTTGTAAGTTTACGTTCTAATAAACTTGAAGTTGTTTCTTTTAGTTTAATATCATCTTGAACAGCTTTAACAAAATCATGACTAATAATTTCCATTTTAAATTGTTCACTTAAAAACATTAATGCTACTACAAAACTATTTAATTCTTGTGCTACATTAGTATCTTTTGTATATTTACTTAATTTATCTTCAATATATTGTTCAGATGCAA